GTGATCTCCTCGATAGGATACAGTTTGTATCCCGATCCTCCTACAGAGTTGGTTTAAGACTCTGCAGGTTCCCACCCACTGGTTATCCTACCAATGGGTCTCAACATTTGACCAGACCGATACGGAAGTAACGGATCAGGCTCCTCAGAGAAATACTGAAGGAGAGCTGAGTTTCCAGAACCTTCCAGCAGCTCCTGCTTCGTTTGCAGGACCAGCTGTCGAACCTCAACCCGTTGGAGCTCATCGTTCCACCGAAGCTTACGCTTAGGTGAACCGGGCACAAACGAATAGAGGCAGGGCTGGCTGACATCCTTGTTGCTTACACGCAGGAGTTTGAGAACCTGCGCGTCAACTGTCTTCATCAGATAGTCGGCGGTGTTCCACATACCTTTCTTATGAAAGTTGTTGGAGCACTCAACTATACTAATCAAGGATTCAGGGTTGCGAGCATTGTACGGTTGAAGGAAGTACGCCGGGGTGACTTCTTGTCCCCTATAGGCGTCCATTCCGCATGATTCTCTGAAGTAACCACTCCAGAAAGATTTGTGCGGATTAACCTTCAATCCCAGCTCCGTGAGGAGCCGGTGCAGTACATCATATGCTTCCGATGGCAACACAATGTCGTCACCGAAAACGCGGACATGCTTCGCTAATTTCCGTAGACGTGAGTCATTATAACTCATATCACCAGATTGCTTCATCAGTGCGAAAATCGAAATCATCGCAAAGATGACGGTCTGGACCGGAAATGTGCAAGCCGACCCCATGCATGCGAACTTTCGCATAACATGGTGTTCGCCATTTGGCAAGACATACCACCTTGTACGCGTAGCGTGCAAGGCATCGAGAAGTGGTCTGTTCACTTGGAACATATACTCCACTAGGCGTGTCGAGATCCTGTCCGAAGCCGCTGATAAGTCGACAGTCGCAAGACTGCCGTCAACAGACGCGGACAAGGCGAGTTTCCGTGACGGCTCCTGATCATGAAGATCAATAGCATCACGGAGAACAGACTTGTTGATTCCCTCCACGAACCACCGCTGGATGCCACCTTGGCACCATTGATGGGACGTTGGTTCCGACGCGATAATGCGTGGACCCTTTTGGGTCTTAGGAACTGGGATCACACGACTAGGAAACTCCCTAACGGATGAAGTTCGATCTACCAGGTCGGTAGACGCGAACCAGTCCGCAGGAAATACCCCAGCGAGCTTGGCTGGCCAATGCGCCATATCGTATTTCACTTTCGTGAAGTCCGCTACGGCGCCGGGTCCGTGCTTAGGTCGCATACTGAACACATCGCACTCCCCAAGGGAAAGGACAATCGAAGCGCACATAGCGCGGAAAGTGTCCCAGTCTCGGTCGGTGAAGATGGATTCAACTCGGGACTCTCCTCCAAACTGGAGGGCGAGTTGGTTCCCGTCTGAGGATTTAACTCCCCACAACGGGTGACCGATGCGACGCACCCAGAAAGGTACGTCGTCATCCCAAGTACCAGCATGAGAAGGAGGGAGACCTTGGTCCACCTCCTTGAATCCAATGATACTTTCATTGGTACGATCCTCGCTGCATTGAAGTTTCAACTTCTTGGCAAAAAGGTATAGTTGCCGCAAGGCAGCTATGGCGTCAATTGACGCATCGCTCCTAAGCAGTCCATGTTCGTCGAAGATGAGGCTCCAAAGCCCCCTTAGAAATGAGGGTCTGGAGTCCTTCTTACTAACCCTACCGTGAAGGTAGGGCCGGTCCGAAGGAAGTCTTCCTTCTGCGAGTCCTCTCTCGAGAAACTTACAGAAGTCTGGCATGTTGATCGTCCAAAAGGACAATCCTCTGTCAGCGACGATAGAATCAAAGCGGCTAAGCCGCTTCAGCTCTATGTCCATGGAAGGATGTACATATGCGAAGTCCTTTAACAGACTTCCGTACACGCCGACCACACAACTTTCGAGATAGCTTTTCATAACAGCTCCTTGGAGGTTGGTTATCTACCCACTTGCCTTTCTGCTATCGGGACCGCCTTCCGACGGTCCCGACGCCCGCAGGCTCAAAGAGTCTTACGACTCATTCTGAGCGATGGAGGCCGCCTGCGCGTTGACGAGCGTTGCAAGACCTGCAACGGTTTGTACAAGCGTAGTCGGGTCACCAGTTTCCGTACGAGTACGGAAAGTCTGCGATGCCGAGTAATGATACTGGGGCAATGCCGCTGTCGCGTTGATGATCCAAGAAAGATCAACATTGTGACGGTCGTACATATACCCTTGGTATTTCTCGGTAGTATTCCGAACCTTAAGAACCAGGGACTCAGTGGCCGTTTTAAGACGGTATTCACTTGAGTAAGAATCCTGGTTCACTCGGGTAAGGACTTTGGCGACGGCATTAATAGTCACCGTCAGAGTATTGGCAAGCATGTGTAGTCTCCTGAGTTTCAGTCAGCTACCAAGGACCTTACGGCCCTTGATGACCGATAAAGAACCCAGTACGGACAGTTGTGAGGGCCCCAGTGATGGGACTCTCGCTTCTAGAGTTGAGGCCACAATGGGCGTACGTAGATTTCTGCTAAATTTGGCAGAACCTCCTGAGAGGCCTACGTAAGCTCCACCCTGCCTACCGTGCGACGCTACGCAAGTCATCGTGGTCATCACTGAACCCCCTGCGGGGGTAGCAAGATGATGATTACCGGCCTTAAGCACTCCACCAATAGTGGTGAAGTAGTCTATAAGCCACGACCAAGGTAGCGCCTCCCATACATTCTCGAGTATTTGAGATGGATGAAGACCTGACAGGTATAACCTTAGGGTCCCATCCGATATGGGAAGAGTCGACTCTGTTGTAGGACGCCAATGGCAGACAGCCCAGCACTTAGTGTTTGACACCAAAGTGATTGGAACACCTGTCCAACTGACGAACGAACCGAAGCCAATGTTGGCAACGGTCGAAGAGACTGTAGAAGTCTCTCCTAATGACAAGCGTCGTCTTAATCCACGCCCGCTAAAAAGCTTGTTAATCTCCTTGCGCCGTTTGTCAACGGCGCTTTGGAAAGTGGCAATCTTCCACAGATCAGAGATCAGTGGAGCCCAACCAAAAGTGAACGCAAGGTTAGCAGTTGCTAAGTCGCGCGTCTGGTGAGCTGAACGGACATAGTCCCTCCAGTTCCGGGCATGAAGCAGGAATCGACCAGCCTGCCGGATCATATCCGGCACCTCATGAAGCTCGAAGAGAGCGACAGGAAGGTTGATATTTGGTCGAGATGGATTTGTTGCAGCCCAAACATTAGCAGCGCTCCAAGCTGGCGCCGCCGCGTAAGCGGCAGTAACAGCACCTCCAAGACTGGAGGGCGGAGCGGTACCTGGTGTAAAGAACCGGCCCAAAGTCAGAAGACTCGGGTCAACGTTGTTAAAGCCGACAGACCCTTCCAGAGTAAAATGATCACTCTGAAAAGGATTCTCATTACCCGGGGCGTTGCTCACACTTACTGTGAGGGCATCCTGGGCAACCTTGTTCGTACCACTGTACGTCACGATCTGGTTAGAACCAGTACCGTAGCGCCAGTAGGCGGACCAAGGTTTTGAGACTGTTTGGCTTTTGGGCACAACACGCACTTCTTACTCTAAGAGGGTGAACAATTCAACGGCTGACGCCGCGGGGCTCCCGATTGGGA